TCACTAATGTTGAAAAAGAATGGGTTTGGATTTTTTGGATCTCTATCATGTATCGAATTAGCCAAGGTCTCCAATAACTGCTGTGATTTAGCATGCAAATCTAGTTCCATTTACTCCCCCTTAATCCTTATTTAATTCACCATGTTCCGCCATAGCATTCTGAATATCAATCGCCAACTGATTATTAAAATATTGATGTAAACACCACGAGGCCCACATGGCTCGCGCCTTAAGACCTTCATTAGAACCATTAATATGAAGCTTTAATGAGTGCAAAAACTTTATATGAGCATCCAAACTTTTCTTGGCTTCATAAATGTTCTGTTCTTCTTTATCCATAACCTAATTCCCTTTTGCAATAACAAGTCCCATCCCAAATCCTAATAAAATAGATTCATAAATATTAAATAAAGATGAAAAATGATGAATCAAAACAACATAAATTAAGAAAATTCCAGCCTGATAAGAAAAAATCATTAATAAAAACTTAGAAAATAACTCCATCAAATAAGGCTTTAACCTCCTTTTAAATATAAAATGAGCACCAGAATCAAATAATTCTAAGTGAGAATCTGCATCATTTTCTTTTTTAAAATTCATACCGCATAAACATCTATATTTTTTCATTAAGATTAGTCCGTTCAGATTTAAAATCTCCATTCTTATTCAATTCATTAATCATGTTAATGAGTTCTATTTTGCGCTCATTAAGACGATCAATTTTTTTGTTTACCCTATTTAAATCATTTTCAAGCTCCTTTTTAATCTCATTATTATCCGCTTCTTCCATCTTTAACTTACCATTGGTTATCCTGTCTAACTTATATTGAGATTCTTCTGGAATAAATCCTCGCTTCATCCAGTTTCTAAAAGTCGCATCAGACATTCCAGTTCGTTTCTTAAATTGATAACTATTGCCATAATATTTTCTCACTTCATCAACCGTCATAAATTCCTCCAATAAAATAAAAAATAGTTTACAATAATACTTGCTATAAAGCAATGTTCATTATATCATTCTTTTACGCAAACCCGCGTAGACTACATAAAGTAAAGAGGTATTAAAATGATAGATTTTCAAGATGATACAAGTGAACGAGAAGATTATTTAAATTCTAGTGTTAAAGAATTGGATAAAGTAAATAAGAAAATCGCAGAGCTTTTGGTTAAAAAAGAAGAGTTAACCGAGATTATTATTGGTGCGTTAGGTCATGAGCATGAAGGGCAAAAGTCCTATCAATATAATGTTTGGAAGATTGAGGTTAAAACACCTTTTGTCTATTCATTGGACAAGAAAAAGTATGAATCTGGGATATTTAAGTTGCCTAGTGAATACAATCCTATAAAAGAATCAATATCCTATTCAATTGATAAGAAGATGTGTGACCAATTAATGAATAGTGCGCCTAAGAAAGTTCGTGATGCCTTGATTGATTTGATTGATAAGAAGCCTGGTAAAGCATCGGTAACGATTAAGGAGCGAATTTAATGAGCAATACAGTTCTCGTTATTGGACAGTCTGGGAGTGGTAAATCTACCTCTTTGCGCAACCTAGATCCAAAATCAACTTTTATCATTAATGTTTTAGACAAGCCGCTTCCTTTTAGGGGATTTAAAAAATCATATCAACCGGTTACCAAAGAAAATAAAAATGGGAATTATTTTACTACTCACAATTGGGAAACCGTGGTTCGATGTATTGAAATGGTTAACAAGGAACGAACGGATATTACTACATTGGTTATAGATGATTGGCAATATATTTTATCCTACGAGTTTATAAAAAGGGCATCAGAGCGTGGTTTTGATAAGTTTTCTGATATGGCAAATCATGGATGGGCTACTATGAATTCCTGTACCACGAACACTCGTGCTTCATTAACCACTTTTATTTTGGCTCATAGTGACATGGACCAAAACGGCAGATCGAAGCTAAAAACAATTGGAAAAATGTTGGATGAAAAAATAACACTTGAGGGATTATTTACTACAGTATTGCACTCAAGGATTGTTGATGGATCTTATGTGTTTCAAACCCAGGATGATGGAGACTTTCTAGCTAAATCGCCCATGGGAATGTTTGAAGAATTCCTTATACCCAATGATTTGTTGATGGTAAAGGATGCGGTTGAATCTTATTATAACGATGAGGAATAAATATGAGTTTCTGGGAAAGCGATTTAGGAGAAATAACGGGTAAAGCAGAAGATGCATTTGCAAAAACATTTACACAGATTCCTGATGGGACAATGGCTTTGGCAAAAATAGATAAATTTATTAATGCCAAATATGAAGGAAATAAATATTTAAGTATTGATTGGTTGTTAACCGATGGAGATTTTAAAGGCCAAAAAGTCAATCAAAAGCTTAAAGTTTATGGCGACCCAATGTCTAAGGATTCAGCTAAAGCACGTCATCGTGCTTTAAACATGCTAAAGCTTATTTATCAGCTTTATAACACAAAGCCAAAACATGCTGGTGAGCCTACAGATGAAGATTTGTCAGTGTTTCATGGAAAAACCGCTGGCATTAAGATTCGAGAAACGGAGCCAAATCATGAAGGGAAACAATACAATTGGGTTTCTGAGATTCATGAATCCAAAGGATTTAAATGTGAAACAGGGGTAAGTGTTGTTGTCACACATAATAATGTATCTCCTAAACAAGGAACACTGGATAGTGCGTTTAGCAGAAACGATTCGGTTTCAAATAATGCGCTTGATGATGATATTCCTTTTTAGATAATTATGAAAAATAAACTAACAAAAATAATAGAAAAGCACCAACAAAAAATAGTCGGTGATAAAAGAGATTACATAGGAGCCAGCAGTATTGGCTCCGAATGTCTTAGGCAGATTTGGTATCAGTATAAAGGTTTTGAATCAGAAGGTATCCCATCGAAAACCAAAAGAACTTGGGATATAGGAAGGAATCTTGAGGGATTGGTAGTTAAGTGGCTTTCGGATTCTGGTGTAAAAGTATTGACATTCGATGTCACTTACTCATCAAAAAATGTACCTATATTAAAAGGTCATATTGATGCATTGGTAGTTATCAATAAAAAAAATTACATTTTAGAAATAAAGACCGCAAAGGATGCAAGCTTTAAAATATTTGTTAATAAGGGCTTGAAGGTTTGGAACCCTCAATATTATGCGCAAATTCAAACCTATATGGGAATGAGTGGCATCCATAGTGCCTATATTCTTGTTCTCAATAAAGACAATAGCGAATTATCCGATGAATTAGTGGAATTTGATGAAGAGTTTTATAAAAAAATTGAGGGTAAAGCTCTTATGATTTCTACGGCAGTAATTGAGCCGCCAAGGATTAGTAATTCTCCACTATGGTTTAAATGCAAGATGTGTCAGTACAACACGATTTGTCATAAATGATGAAAGAGTTTAATAAATGGAAAATGAAATAATAAAATTAAAAAAAGAGAATAAATTATTAAAAGAAAAGATTAAAAAAAAATCTTTAAATCTTAAAAAAGCGAATGTAAAAATCAAAGAATATACTAAGTTAAATATAGATAGATATATTTTTTCCCACAAATCCTGGCTTGAGAGATTACTTTATGATGAGCTTACAAATCATATAGATAAGGGAATATACAGAATAGAATATATATATAAAGGCAAGCAATATACTGCGCGTAAAATATCATCTTTTGGTTCAAGATGGCTTAGTCATAGTTTGGCTATTCATTTGGCGAATGAAAATGATTTGATCATATATCCTGGTGAAATAGAAATAATAAATGCAGAAAGATTATGGTGAGATCATATAAATAAATTTTGGATTTTTATAATGACACAAGACGAAGTTGATTTAATTTATGATTATTTGCATGAGAATTATGAGTATAGTGAGGGGGAATTGATTGTCAAAAATGATATACATAATGGTCATAGAAGAGGCACAAAAATCGGGCAATTCTCCTTTGATGAAAAACGAAATCCTGAAATTTTAACACACATTGCAGCGCACAAAGATACGTTGAGATTAAGCCATGCTATTTATATTTATCATCACAAAATAAAGCCAAAACTAATTGTTTATATTGATGGTAATCCGACCAATACCAATATTGAAAACTTACAGGCTGTCGACTCTATACCAATGAATGGTTATAGATATCGAATAAAAAAACCAAATGGCATAATGGCCAGAAAAGAATCAAAGAAAGGCACGTATACGGTAAAAGTAAAGAGAAAAAACAAACAAATTTACATAGGATCATTTGATAATAAAGAAAAGGCACTCGAAGCTTATATTTATGCGAGTGAACTATGGGATGACAACCAATACACGCATGAAGAATGGCTAAAAGAGGTTCGCAAAAAATACCCGCTTGAAAGTACCAATAAATTCATAAGAAATGTTAAAAGAGATTTGCCAATTGGTGTTTGTGCGCATGGTAAACGATTTAGAAGCTCAATAAGCATTAATAGCAAAAGAAAGCATCTTGGCGTTTTTAATACGCCACACGAAGCACACGAGGCCTATTTAAAGAAAAGAAAGGAGCTTAGAGGAAAATGAAATCCCTGCGCCCCTACCAATTACAAGCAGTAAAAGAATGCTGGGATAAGCTCAAAAAAAACAGCGAACCTGTATTACTTATGGCAAGCGTAGGTGCCGGTAAAAGTCTCATGCTGGCTAATATATTATTAACCATGCAAAAATCAGGTAAAAGGGCATTATGCCTGGTTAATAATGCAGAATTAGTGCGTAATAATTGCCAAACACTAATCGAGGAAGGGGGGCACGCTTCTATATATTGTGCGGCCCTAGGATATAAGGATGCTACCGCCCCCATAGTGTTTGGCACGCCAGTTTCAGTATTAAATGGGATAAATAAAAATGATGGAATTGCCCGGATCAAATTCAATATTATTGTTGTGGACGAAGCTCATGCTATTAATTATCTTAATCACCGCAGTAGTTTTATGCGGATTCTTAGGCATTATAAAACAGAGTACCCAGAAATGCGGGTGCTTGGAGCCACAGGGACGAATTTCC